TTGGGTCCCATCTGCCCCCCATACCCCAAGATTTATACAAATAGCCCATTATTTTTTCAAATATTAGAAACACCCCCCTTGATGGAACCAAAACTCTGTATATAATATGTGTAAACTACGGAGTGCCTCCTTTCCTCCCATGATAGAACTCGTTCCAGAAATCGATTCCGATATTCCAATTCCAGCTTCTGCCCTAGAAGCTATGCCCGAGCTTTCTCCTCAAGAAGAGTTAGACATGAGGGCTAGGACAGTTAAGATGATTTCAGACTTAACTGGCAATCCAATTGAACCCACCGAAAATGAAAAAGATGTGGCTCGTCACGCTGTACAAAATGTATTATCAAAACCTGATGCAGCAGCGCAGATCGCAACCTACTCTAGCCCCACAATTGCATACCTCGCCGGTATGGTCGCGCAACACGATTCTTATCTTGTCAAAGACCTAGCCGAGTTAAAGAAGTATGTGGTTAATAATTTAGTAGCAGAAACCACAAGCCCCGATCCTAAAATTAGGATGCAAGCATTACGCGCTTTAGGGGAAGTCGATGGTGTCGATGCATTCAAGAAACGCACAGAGACTACTATTAAGCATCAGTCTATTGAAGAAGTTGAGAACGAACTTTTTGAGATGCTGTCTAAGCTAGAAAGCAGAACGATCAACGTTCAAGCGAAAGTAATACATGCGCCTTAAACTTGAACAGATAAAAGCTATTCAAGAAAAAATCCCGTTCATGCAGGACGAGGAGAAACGCAAGGCTAAAGATTTAGTGAAAAAATGGTATGCTGAGTCAACTCAGGAGGTTGGCAAGGATGATTTTCTCACGTTCATTGATCATGTATATCCAGGGTACAAAGTCGGCCCCCACCACAAACGTCTGGCGAAGATATTTGAAGAGATCGCAGCGGGTCGAAAGAAAAGGGTTATCGTCAATATTGCACCAAGGCACGGCAAATCCGAAATGATTTCTTATCTTGCCCCAGCGTGGTTCTTGGGCAAGTATCCACATAAGAAGATCATCATGTCCTCCCACACGGCGGATCTGGCGGTGAACTTCGGACGGCGCGTTAGGAATCTGGTGGGATCAGATCAATATAAAGATGTGTTCCCAAATGTAGAACTGCAAGCTGACTCGAAGTCGGCGTCACGCTGGGGGACTAATTTTAATGGTGAGTACTTTGCTATTGGCGTTGGCGGTGCTCTCGCTGGTCGGGGCGCTGATCTCTTCATTATTGATGACCCTCATTCCGAGCAAGAGGCCAAAACTGGCAGACCGGATGTTTTTCTTCCTGCTTGGGAGTGGTTCCAGTCTGGCCCTTTGCAGCGCCTTATGCCTGGTGGTGCAATCATTATTGTGATGACCCGTTGGTCTAAGTTGGATTTGACAGGGCAGATATTGAGTCAGATGGAGAAGGAAGAGGACGTTGATCCTTGGGAAGTTGTAGAGTTCCCTGCCATCTTGAACGACAAGCCGCTATGGGGAGACTTCTGGTCAATAGAAGAATTGCTCTCCAAGAAGGCGGGTATGGACCCAAGGTATTGGCAAGCCCAGTACATGCAGAACCCTGTGTCAGAAGAGGGCGCTCTAATAAAGAGAGAGTGGTGGCAGATATGGGACAAGGACGACCCACCGATGTGTGAGTTCACCATCATGTCACTGGACGCCGCGCAAGAGGCCAACAACAGAGCTGACTACAACGCCTTGACAACGTGGGGGGTTTTCTTCAATGAAGAGACCAACAACTACAACATCATTCTATTGAACTCGATCAAGAAGAGGATGGAGTATCCAGACTTGAAGAGGCTAACGCTAGAGGAGTATAAAGAGTGGCAGCCTGATGCGTTCTTAATAGAGAAGAAGTCAAACGGGTCATCTCTTTACCAAGAGTTTAGGCGGATGGGTATCCCCGTTGGGGAGTTTACACCGGGTAAAGGGCAGGATAAGATAGCCAGGGTCAATGCTGTATCGGATTTGTTTGCGAGTGGGATCGTCTGGGCCCCCAATAGACGCTGGGCAAAAGAAGTTATTGAGGAATGTAATGACTTCCCAAGTGGTACCAACGATGACTTGGTTGACTCAACAACACTGGCATTGATTAGATTTAGGCAGGGCGGCTTCATCAAGCTGCCCACAGATGAACCTGATCCGATTCAGATGTTCAGAAGCAAACGTAACCAAGGGTATTACACCGTTTAAGGACACAAGATGGCAACGAATATCGACAAAGCATTGTATCAGGCGCCTATGGGCATGGGCATGGACGACGGTAATCCCATAGAGATCGAGATTGAAGACCCTGAGAGTGTTCATATGAACATGGGTGACATCGAGATTGACCTAGAACCACAGAAATATAAGGACTCAGGCGAGGATTTTGATGCCAATTTAGCCGATTTCATGGATGAATCGGAGCTTGATAGCTTGGCAAGTGAGCTGATTGAGGACTTTACCAAGGACAACGGCGATAGAAAAGACTGGATACAGACTTATGTTGATGGTTTGAAGCTGCTTGGGTTGAAATATGAGGAAAGAACTGAGCCTTGGAACGGCGCATGTGGTGTTTTCCACCCCATGTTGACTGAATCTGTGGTCAGATTCCAGTCTGAAGGCATGATGGAGACGTTTCCAGCCGCTGGACCCGTCAAAACACAGATTATTGGCAAAGATACGGTCGAAAAAGAGGACGCAGCAGCCCGTGTCAAGGCAGATATGAACTATCAGCTCACTGAAGTGATGCCTGAGTACCGTCCAGAGCATGAGAAGTTGCTTTGGAACCTCCCATTAGCTGGTTCAGCGTTCAAGAAAGTCTATTATGACCCCAGTAAAGGTCGACAAGTCGCTATGTTCGTTCCTGCTGAAGATATTGTTGTTCCTTACGGTGCATCTAGCCTATCTTCTGCTGATCGCGTCACTCATGTCATGCGTCGTACGAAGAATGAGTTAATGAAATTGATGGTGGCAGGGTTTTATAGAGACGTAGACTTGGGCGAACCCTCACATGAGTTGGACGATATTGAGAGACAGAAGGCCCAAGAGCAGGGCATGTCAGCAATTCAGGACGACAGATACCGCATCCTTGAGATGCAGGTCAACTTGGACCTCAATGGGTTTGAGCATGTAGACAAAAAAGGTATTCCCACAGGCATTCATTTGCCGTATATTGTGAGTATTGAGAAAGGTACCTCAAAAGTATTGTCAATCAGACGGAACTGGTACCAAGACGATCCACTTCACATTAAGAGGGACCACTTTGTACACTACCAATACATACCAGGATTTGGGTTTTATGGGTACGGTCTTATCCATCTTATCGGTGGGTACGCTAAGTCTGCTACTATGCTTATCCGTCAGTTGGTTGACGCTGGAACTCTATCAAATTTGCCGGGGGGTCTTAAATCGCGTGGGCTGCGTGTTAAAGGCGATGACACACCGATAGCTCCCGGAGAGTTCAGAGACGTTGACGTCCCCAGTGGTTCGATCAGAGATAACATCCTGCCACTACCTTACAAAGAACCAAGCCAAGTACTCTTTGCTTTGTTTGAGAACATTGTTCAAGAGGGCAAAGCGTTCGCTTCATCTGGAGACATGTCTGTATCGGATATGTCTGCACAGACTCCCGTGGGTACAACACTTGCCATCCTAGAGAGAACACTGAAGGTGATGGGTGCGGTGCAAGCCCGTATTCACTATGCGATGAAGATAGAGTTTAAGTTACTCAAGAATATCATTGCTGACTACACACCTGATGACTATAGCTATGACCCAGAAGAGGGTGATAGAAAAGCCAAGCGCAGTGACTATGACATGGTGGAGGTAATCCCTGTCAGTGATCCCAACGCGGCGACAATGGCTCAGAAGATTGTGACGTATCAGGCTGTGTTGCAGTTGTCTCAGTCTGCTCCGCAGCTCTATGACTTACCACTCTTACATCGCCAGATGATTGAGGTCTTGGGTGTGAAGAACGCAGCCAAGCTTGTGCCTACAGAAGAGGACGAGAGACCCACTGATCCTGCGACAGAGAATGAGAACTTGCTCACCATGAAGAAGCCTGTCAAGGCATTCATTGAGCAGAACCACAACGCACACATTGCGGCTCACCAGTCCATCATTCAGAACCCAACGATCATGATGATGTTGCAGCAGAACCCGATGATGCAGCAGATCGTGGGGGCGATACAAGCCCACATCACTGAACACATCGCGATGCAGTATCGCGTGCAGGTCCAGTCTATGACTGGCATACAGTTGCCAGGCCAAGACAGTGATGACTACGACAGCAATGAGGAGAACATCTCTCCAGAACAAGCCAATCAGATCGCCATCATGATTGCTCAAGCCAGTACGCAGATGGCTCAACAAGGACAGCAGCAAGCTGCTCAACAACAGGCACAACAACAGATGCAGGACCCCATCGTACAGATGCAGCAACAAGAGTTGCAGCTCAAGGCCCAGGACTTACAACTCAAAGCGCAGAAACAGCAAGCAGAGGCAGCAGCCAAAGCACAGCAGTTGCAGCTTGAAGCAGCACGCATCGAGGCACAGAAACAGATCGCAGCGATGCAGGTCGGGGCTACGGCAGCGGCGCAGAAAGACAAGGTGCACAAGCAGCACATGATGGACAGCACACGTCTGGGCGTTGACATCGCCAAGCATAGAGCTGAGATGGCGCACAACAGAACAGCGACCATACTACAGAACACGATGAAGAATAAACAACAAGGGAAACCCAATAAATGACGGAACCTTTAGTGTCCATACTGATGATCAGTTATAACAATGTGCAGTATTTAAAAACTGCTATTGACAGTGTGTTGGGTCAAACCTATTCAAACTGGGAACTGATCATCAGTGATGATGGATCAACGGATGGGGCGTGGGAACTAGCCCAGAAGTTGTCTGAGAAAGATGACCGCATTAAGGTATACCGCAACGAGAAAAACTTAGGTATACCAAAGAATAGGAAGATTGCTCATAGCAAAGCAATGGGAGATTATGTATCGCATTTAGATGGCGATGACATATTGTTTCCGTATTCAGTTGCAACAATGGTTGAATATTTAAATAGCAACCCAACAGCTATGTTGGCCCAGTCAGATAGTGTGTATATCGACGGGGACAGCAAAATTATTGATTATGTAAAGAATAGGGAACCAGAAGATAACCTTGCTTGGTTTGGTTGGCGCCATTTCGGTATGTATCGCAATGAGGTACATGATTATATTGAAGGATACAACGATAGGTTAAAAAGCGCTTGTGAAGATGGTGATTTATTCATGCAGATTGCAGAAAAATACCCGTTTATTCACGTCCCTGTGGTGCTGTACAAGCATAGATGGCATGGCAAAAATCAAAGTAAATCAAATGCAAAATGTGAAACTTGTACCCAAAGAGCTGAATGTAACTATATCAGAGTGTGGGCTAAATATGCCAATATGGACCCTATTACTTATACAAAACTAGAGGAAACAGCTTGAACGACAAATTATTAAATCACTTAATCACTGAGTACGACAAACTCAGAGATGATCAAATCACCTTCCTCGCTGGAGGAGGAGCAAAAACGTTTGACGAGTACCGTCACGTCTGTGGAGTTATCCGGGGTCTAACTCATGCAGAATCCATTGTCAAAGACCTTGTGCAACGAATGGAGTTAGCCGATGAGTGAGTTTGATATAAGCGCTGTAGATCTTTCTGGCATCCTCAACACGAGTGCAGAACAGAAAGCGAAACAGATTCCTGACCCACAGGGGTTCATGCTACTAACAGTAGTCCCTGAAGCGATGGAAGAGTACGCAGAAAGCGAGAGTGGAATCATCAAATCAAGCGGAGAAATCTGGCGCGAAGAGATGCTGACCCCTGTACTTTTTGTGATCAAGATGGGCCCCGAAGCCTATAAAGACGAGAAAAGATTCCCAAGTGGCCCACGCTGCAAGATTGGGGATTTCGTTATCGTGCGTCCCAATACAGGTACCCGTTTAAAGATTCATGGACGCGAGTTCAGAATCATTTATGACGAGCATGTAGAGGCTGTTGTTGAAGATCCGCGCGGAATCACCCGTGCTGCTTAAGGAGTAAATTATGTCTGGATTTAAATTTCCCGATGAGATAGATAAGTCTGAAGAAGACAAAGAGAATAAATTCGAAGTAGAGATCGAAGACGATACACCACCCGAAGACCGTGGTCGCAAGCCTATGGCGGCGCCAGTTGAGGAAGTAACCGACGAAGAGTTGGAGTCCTACGACGAGAAGGTGCAGAAACGCATCAAGCGTTTCACCAAGGGTTATCACGATGAGCGTCGTGCAAAAGAAGAAGCTTTGCGGGAACGCGAGGCAGCTGAAGAATTTGCGCGTCAGGTGTACGAAGAGAATAAACGGCTTCAGGCACAACTCAGCGAAGGTGGAAAAATCCTTGCCGAACAGAGCAAGACTTCTGCCCAAAGAGCTTTGGATATCGCAAAAGATAACTACAGGAAAGCGTATGAAAGCGCTGATACTGAAGCGATCATTGCCGCACAAGAAGCTATCGCAAGGGCGACTGTTGAAGTTGAGAAAGTAAAAAATCTCAAGACTGTAACGGTCAAAACCAACGAAGTTGACGTGTCTGTACCACAGATGAACCAAGCGCAACCCAAGCCAAAGCTTCAGCCAGAGACTGAGAAGTGGCTGAAAAGAAACAACGACTGGTTCATGAAAGACGATGAAATGACAAGTTTGGCAATGGGGCTTGACAAGAAACTTGCCAAAGAGTATGGTCAGTCCTACATAGGTACTCCCGAGTACTTTGACACCATCGATAAAACGATGCGCAAAAGATTTCCTGAATATTTTCAGAGCGATGAGGATGACGAGCCGCCTCTAAGAAGAAGAGCTGAACCGGACGAGGATGATAATCCACGCCGTGCAACAACTAGACCTGCTAATGTCGTAGCACCCGCTACGCGTAGCACACCGCCTGGTCGTATCAAGTTGAAGACATCACAAGCGAACATTGCGAAACGTCTTGGGGTGCCTTTGGAGTTGTACGCTAAACAGGTTGCTTTACTTAGGAATGGAGAATAAAAATGGCTGAAACACAAGGTAGATTAAGTCGCGAGATGGAAACTCGTAAGGTATCAATGAGACCCGAGGCGTGGAAACCGCCCGAGACTTTACCAATGCCTGACGAACGTCCCGGTTGGAAACACCGTTACATTCGTATCAGCTATGGCGGGCAGTCAGATGCCAGCAATATTTCTTCCAAACTTCGTGAAGGGTATGAGTTCTGCAAAGCAGAAGAGTATCCTGAGTTAATGATGCACACCCCAACTGAAGGTCGCTTTAAAGGCAACATTGAAATTGGTGGCTTGGTGTTATGCCGTATTCCTACTGAGTTTCTTGATCAGCGTGCGAAATATTACGCCAATCAAAACCAAGCCCAGATGGACTCCGTGGATAACACTTTCATGAAGGACGCTGATCCTCGTATGCCTTTGTTCAAACAAAGGGAGAGTAGGGTTACGTTCGGTTCTGGTTCTTAAATTTTAAGGAATTAACATGGCATATCCTATCGTTTCGGCCCCTTACGGCCTGAAGCCTGTTAACCTGATTGGTGGTAGAGTATTTGCGGGTTCTACTCGCATGTTCCCTATCCTAAACGGTTACGGCACTTCAATCTTCAACGGTGACGTTGTTGACATCGGTACAGGCAATAACATTGGCTGTATCACTCCCACACAACTTGCATACAACAGCACATCAGCTCAAGCTGGTACCATTGGTATTTTTGTTGGTTGTGAATACTCTTCAACTGGCGGCCCAATCTATGGTAAGAATCGTTACCAATATTGGCAAGCTAGCACAGCAGCTACCGACGCTATCGGTTATGTTGTAGATGATCCCCAAGCTGTGTTCCGCACTGCTGTCGTTCAAGGCGGCTCTGCACAAAGCTCTACGATCCTCTATGCTAACCCAGCATACGTTGGTGCTAACGTGTTCTACACAGGCCCTGGTGGTTCTACCACTACTGGTGACTCTGCTGGTGGCGTGGCTCTTGCAGCTTCTGCTATTTCTCAGTCATCTGGATCTGCCACTACTCCTTTGACTTCCGGTGCTCCTTTCCGTATCGTGGGTGTTGTCCCTGATACAGCTGTGAGCGTGGTTCAAAATGCTACGAGTTCTTCAACGACAATCACATTGTCTGCGTCTAACTCTGCAATTTGGCCCGGAATGGCAGTTTCTGGTCCTGGCATTACAGCTGGTAGCAATACCTATGTAACCGCAGTAAACGGAACAGCAGTAACGATTAACCGTGCAGTTGCATCGGCTCAATCTACAGCTATAGCGTTTACATTCACTGGCTATCCCGAAGTGTTGGTAACTTGGAACTTTGGTTTCCATAGCTACTTCAACGCTACTGGCGTTTAATTAAGGAGCTAACAAATGGCTATTTCACGCGCACAACTATTGAAAGAGCTGCTCCCAGGCTTGAACGCTTTGTTCGGTTTAGAGTATGCACGTTAT